GAATACACCGATATGTATCCTGGAATGGCAAAGACAGCTAGAGATGAGGGTTTTGACGAAATCGCTGACTGGTTTGAAACTCTCGCCAAGGCAGAGCGCAGCCATGCCGGCAAGTTTAAGAGAACTCTAGATAGTTACAAAGCAGAACAGGCCTAACAAAAACGGAGGGAGAAAAAACTCCCTCCACTAAATCTCTCCATTAAATTATGATAGTATGTTCGTGTAGAAGCATTTCAGATAAAGATTATGAAACCGAAGAAGAGTTGTTACAGAGAATCATGCAAGATGATTCTGTTTGCGGTTTATGTCAAGTGCAATATCTAAATAACACAAAAGAGAATAATAATTTTATAATTGCCTCTCAAAACGAGATTTTGTGTTAGTATTAATTCCATTGATATGGAGTAATTATGTTAGTCCTTGATGATGAGTCACCAGTGAAGTCGGTAGGTTTCACATGTTCAACCTTTGACCTTCTTCATGCTGGGCACATTTTGATGCTTGCTGAAGCTAAAAATGTTTGCGATTATTTGATTGTTGGTCTCCAAAACGACCCAACAATCGATAGACCCAATGAAAAAAATAAGCCGGTCCAATCTATAGTTGAACGATACGTTCAGCTGTCAGCTGTAAAGTTTGTAGACGAAATTCTCGTTTATAATACAGAAAAAGATTTGGAAGACATGTTGATGTTTTTACCAATCAACGTTCGAATTATCGGTAAAGAATACGAAGGCCGAAATTTTACAGGTAAAAGTATTTGTGAAGAACGTGGAATCAAAATTTTTTACAATTCCAGAAACCACAGATTTAGTTCTACAGAGCTTAGACAAAGGACTTTTCAACAAGAATTGGGAAAACAAAAGTGACACCTGAAATTCATACTATGAAATTTTTCATAGATGAAAAAAGTAGAAAATTTTTGTATGATAATGTCATAAAGTGTTTCCAATCTTTCCATTTTGATGGTATTAATTACAACTTCAAATTAAATTCAGAATTTGATTATTTTTGTCATCCACTATACGATGAATTTTTAAAATTTTCTCAACAAATTTATGGACCATTTGATGTTGCGGCCGATATAAAAAAGGAATGTTGGGTTTATGTCAATAACATATACCATCGAAACACAATCATACACAATCACACTAAAACTTCAACGATAAATGGAGTGTTTTATTTGAATGTTCCATGTAATCAAACCGGTAAAATTAACTTTTACGATAATGATTTGAGTTTTATTGGAGATTTTCAACCAGAAAATGACGATTTAATCATATTTCGTTCTACTCTAAATCATAAGCCGGAAATTTCAATGACGGAGGAGTTTAGAATAGCTTTTAATATGGAAATTAAACTATATGATGAGAAGGGAGATTTAATAAAATGAATATGGTTTTTGATGATGTAGAAATTTTTATGAAGGCTGCAGGTCAGACCACAAACGAACATAACGAACAACAAGCCAACCTATATCAAAAACTTATTGAAGAGGAATATGGCGAATTTCTTGAAGCTGTTAACGTAGCCAATGATGCGGAAACGTTGGATGCTTGTTTCGATATGATTTGGGTGATTGTTGGTTATATGAAGTCGCGAGGATGGCCGTGCGAATTAGCCTGGCACGAAGGTGCTGAAAGTAATTTGAGAAAAATTGACCCAGACACGAAAACCGTTTTGCGGCGAGAAGATGGAAAAGTTCTAAAACCCGTATGGTGGAATCCACCTAACTTTGAGAAATTTGTATGACAACATCTACCAGATTAACCGGCTTCGTAAAAAAGGGTTGGGGTTCAGAGAAGATTTGGGCCACAAACGATAAGTATTGCGGCAAATTCTTAAACTTCAATGAAGGGGCAAAATTTTCAATGCACTTTCATAGAGAAAAAGACGAGACATGGACCGTCTTATCCGGCCATTTTATCGTCAAGTATGTTAACACAGACGATGCCTCGGTGCATGAGGTTGAGCTGACCCGTGGTGATACTTGGCATAATCCTCCATTACAACCACATCAACTGATTTGTTTGAAAGAGGGTACAATCATTGAAGTTTCTACTCCCGATTCTGTAGAGGACAACTATAGAATTTTACCAGGAGATTCACAAAAAAATGACATTTCTGGTACATAACTTACCGCCAATCCAGTGTTTCGTAAAGAAAGAATTTTTATATGATTTTGAGAAGGGCCATGGTGAACTAGAGCCTTGTATTTGGATGACCTTAAAGTGTATCAAGGGCCAAGCTTTTAGGGTTGAAGCTCTTTTGCCAAACTACGGCGCACTTTATGATAAACTCCCTTTACATGCATTTGTGTCGAGAAAAGATACTTTAGATAATGCAAATTTGCCACTAGACTATTTGCAAATCTGGGACTGTTTGAGTTATAATTTTACTATTATTGAAAAAGACAACCTTCGTATGTTGAAGTGTAAGTTTTTAGATAAAGATAGAATGTGGCATTTCGGTGAGTATATGTTTACCGTAGATTTTTGTCAAAACGATCCGGGTTATCTTAATACAGGATTTTCCGAAACTGTAGAAGAACACAAGAGTTATAATTTTATTAAGTTGGACAACGGACAATTTGCCGCACAACCAAACAATAAAACATTATTCTATGACGCTTCATTGACAGTTCCAGAATTTAAGATTCCAGATTTTAAAATTGCAACCAAGTTGTACTCTGTTGAAAAATATAACAAACATTCAGCTAGAAACAACAACGATTTTTTTTATGACTTTAAGGAAAGAAAATGAGTAATCAAGAGCTTGCTAAGAAGTTGGCCATCGAAAATAAGTTTATTCGCGCTGAGAAGTACGACCTAGCTCTTCGCGAATATGATAATTCAGTTGAGATTTTGGGCTATGTTCCCGACCCAAATTATGATATGGAAGATTTTCGTGGCAGAGAAATGCTTTTTCCCAAGCGATGGGTGACCATTGGCGTTTTAAGTTCTGATTATAAGGTGTCAGTATGAGTATTATGCTTGTTACATTCAAGACCGATAGGACGATTCTTGGTGAAGTTGTTAATGAATCGTCATCAACAATTTTTGTTAAAAAGCCAGTTCAGGTGGTTACGATTCCGCCGCGAGGTCCAAACGATTCGGGTGGTGTGGCTTTTTCTCCATTTCTTGAGTATTCCGAAGAATTTGAAACGGGCGTCATGTTCAAGTTAGAAGATATTTTAACCAAAAACACTCCTGTTAGAGAGCTTATAAACCAATACAATCAAATTTTTGGTTCTGGCATTCAGATTGCCTCTTCTGTTCCTAAAGTATGATAATATGTGTGAATGAAATACTATACCAACGTTATTAGTTTTGGCAATACTGTTTTATATCGTGGTGTTCACAACGGTAGGCGAGTAAAGAATAAAATCAATTACTCGCCTACTTTATTTTTGCCCACGAAAAAGAACACCGAATGGAAAACCATTCACGGTGAAACACTAGAGCCTATCCGTTTCGATTCTATCCGTGATGCTAACGATTTCATCAAAAAGTATGATGGCGTAGAAAACTTTCCCATTTTTGGTAATAACCGTTACGGCTATGCTATGATTGCGGAGAGTCATCCAGAAGAAGTCATTGATTGGAATATCAATGACATTTGTGTAGCTAATTTGGATATTGAGGTGGGCTCTGAAAACGGTTTTCCTGAGCCAAGAACAGCTACAGAACCAATCACAGCTATCACCATTAAGTTTTCCACCGATGAAAAGTATTATGTTTTTGGCTTGGGCGATTATCAACAACACAGAGATGATGTTGTTTATTTGAAGAGCAAGGATGAATACACGCTCATTAAAAAGTTTATTGCTCTATGGGAACTAAAAAGTCCAGATGTTTTAACCGGATGGAATGTTGTGGGTTTTGATGTGCCGTACCTAATCAATCGCATTATTCGCATTGTTGGAGAAAGTGAAGCTAAAAAGCTATCGCCATGGGGTCACATCAAATCTTACGACGAAACGCTATATAATAAAACATTTCAAACCTATGACATAACAGGCGTTTCGATTCTTGATTATTTGCGTTTGTATCGAAAGTTTTCACCAAACAAATCACAAGAGAACTATCGATTAGATACGATTGCACAATCAGAAGAAATTGGTCAAAAAATCGCGTATGATGAATACGATGATTTATTCGACCTATACAAAAAGAATTATCAGAAATTTATTGAGTATAATATCAGAGACGTTGAACTTGTCGAAAAATTGAACAACAAGGGCCGTTTGATTGAAATGGCTTTAACTATCGCCTATGATGCGAAAGTTAATTATGATGATGTGTTCATGCAAGTGCGAATGTGGGACACTATTTGTTACAACCATCTGTACAGGAAGAAGATGATTGTTCCTCCAAAAACAACATCAATCAAAAATTCGGCTTATGAAGGTGCTTATGTTAAAGAACCTCAAACAGGCATGTTCGATTGGGTTGCATCTTTTGACTTAAACAGCCTTTATCCGCATTTGATGATGCAATTCAACATATCACCCGATACGGTGATTGATAGGAAAGACTATACGCCAGAAATGCACAGAATCATAAATGATGGCGTCAATGTTGAAATGATGTTGAACAAAAAAATTGATTTGAGCAAACTTAAGGGTTTCGCTTTAACACCAAACGCTCAATTTTTCAGAACAGATAGGCAGGGCTTTTTGCCTGAGATTCTGGAAAAAATGTATGATGATAGAACCATCTACAAAAAGAAGATGCTTGAAGCTAAACAAAGTTATGTGAACGCTAAAACCGAAAAAGACAAGAAGCATTTCGGAGATTTAGTATCAAAGTATCATAATCTACAGTTGACAAAAAAAGAATGTTTGAACTCCGCTTATGGTGCTTTGGGTTCTGAGTATTTCCGTTTTTATGATTTGAGGCAAGCTGAGGGCATTACTCTCGCTGGCCAATTGAGCATTCGATGGATTGAAAAGAAGATTAATGAATACATGAATCGCGTGTTAAAAACCGACGAACGTGATTACGTTATCGCTTCCGATACCGATTCTATCTATCTGCATCTAGGAGACCTTGT